CCATCAGGGGCGGGCAATTCACCTTCTGGTGTGATTATGTAAACCTTTCTACCGATTTCCATACCATCACCCTCTATTTCCATTTCAACACCTTCTGTGGTCTTGTAAGCAAATGATTGTGGAACTAATCCTAAAAGAACTTGTAGTTTTTTAAGTTTGTTATTTTTCATATATTTTTTATTTGTTGATTATATTATTAAATATAAGTTTTTCAGTGAAAAAACCATCTATTGAAAAACCCTTATATTTTCCTTGTTTAATTTGTCCCCATAATTCAGGGTCTTGTACTTTCATAGTTATTACCCACGTTCCTTGTGGATACGTTAATCCCAGTTCGTTTGACTTATCGTTTTCAGGGTTTTCAACTATCCAACTTTCACTAACAAATGCTTTGGCTGATTTGTTGGTGTGTTCTATATTAGCGGAGTCAGTCATTTTATTATACATGAACTTTTCACTTAATAGTTTTGTTGTGTATTCACTGAAAAAGACGTAATAAGGTTGGTTGAACTCATTAACTCTAATGATAAACTTATTTGGAACAATTGCTGCCCCCGTTATTTCCATCTTATCATCGTCCATACTGAACTTGTGTTGGTCTGTTGAAAAGTTTTCAACTATAACAGGTTTCTTTTTATTACCTGTTTCATCTGTGTAAGGGGAAATACCAGTTGTGTTAATATCCATTTCAAGTTTGGTTATTTTTCTATCTAACCAACCAATAGCGTTATTACATTCATCTTTTGTTCTACAACCCCACGAGGCCATTGCCAATTTTCCGCATCCAATTTCATAATCAGTTGAACTTTCTAAATCTACTAAATGACGTGTCATAAAGTTTTTCATTCTTTTAATAGTTTCAAGTGAAATAGGTTTTCTTTGAGCGAGTTGTTGTGCTCTAACTTTACCAACTTGCGTCATACAATCGTTTGGATTACCTGACTTTTCAATATAGTTTAATGCGTCCTGTGCGGCGTCGGTCATATATTGTGGATAGTCAGTATAACTTTCCATGTCAACTTGTACTGATGATGGCATATACTCGCATGGAACATAAACTTCTTTTCCATCAAGGGTCATAATGTGATGTCCCGAACAACCAATTGCTTCTGCTACAATTTCAGCATCTTCAATAGTATCAAATACGGGTACATTATCTATAAGTCCAACCATACTAAAACCAATTTCAGTAAATCTATTTGGATTATATATTTCTGTGGACTTACCTTTCTTTTCCCACGCATTAGCCGTCTTATTTGTGATGGTTCTTTCTTGTGGTTGATAAATCTGTTCTGTTTCTAAACCCTTTCTAACTGATGACTTGTTAATAATCATGCCAGATGGTTTGTAAGTTAATTTAACCCAGAAATGACGACAATTGAAACTTCCACGCCACTTAAATATATCGTAATAACCGAACTCCGCATTTGTTTCGGTTTGTGTCATGTCTTGTATGTCTTCAATACGATAAACCCTATTTGCGGTCATCATTTCTTTACAAAAGTGTCTATTCTTTTCGTCTCTTGGACCAACATATTTGTATCTAATTCTATCCCCCGTATCTTGTCCTGACGGGTCATTTGGTTTTGATGCGATACTGAAATTGTGGTCAAAGTGTATCGGTTCAACTGAATATAATGAATAACCTTCGTCTTCTAATATTCCCTGTTGTTCCCCTAATTCACCCATAGCACGTCCCAGTTCCTCCATCTTTAATTCATCTAATATCTCATATATATTTTTTAATTGAGTGTCTGTATTGAAGGTTAACCAGTTTTCCTCGTGTGCTGGTCGGGAAACTAATGCCACTCCATCTACACCACCAAACTCATCAAGGTCGTCTGTTATTACGAGTTCTACTATTCTTGTATTCATCATCTATAAATATAAATTGTTATATGGTTGAACGACTTTTTATTACTCTGTCGTATTGTTGTGTGCTTGTAAGGTCTGAACTTACAACATATGCTTTAACAGGACTTGACATTAAACCTGATAAAGACTGGTTCATCTTAATATTTGACTCTGTATTTTTGTCGGGGTTTGATAAACCACCAACTGCGAACCTTTTACCTCCACCCGCTTCGTTAATAGCCGATAAAAGTGGTGAAAAAAGACGTGTTGATGTGGAGTTAATTACACTTTCTCCATTACTTAACATCGCTGGTATATTATCAAGGGTTGAACTACCAACACCACTAACATATCCCCCTTGTGAATACTTTGGAACGTTTGTATTAACTGATTTAATTGAACTAACAGCCTTAACACCTGTTGCTACAACTGCTGCTGCTCCTACTAACTTTGCGAAGGTTGGAAGGGTCTTATCAGTCAGTACTTGTGATACACCTAAATAAGTGTTGATTAAAGCCTGTGCTACTGCTGCTACTTTTCCCCCTTCTGTTTCTTTTCCTAACAACTCTGATAAAGTCCCTAATGCGTCTGCTGTTGCTTTTAACTTTGCTCTTTCAGCATCTATTTCTTTTTGACTATTCTTAACCGCATTATCCGTGATACTATCTTGGATTGTTTTTGTTGCGTTTGCGTATTTGTTTTTAATAAGTAGTTTTTGGTCGTCAGAGGCTGTTGAACTTGCCAGTTCAATTTCCATCTGTGCGTCCAAATATTTTTTGATATTATCCAGTTGAACTTGTCTTTGTTCTTCTGTGGTTGCTTCTTTTGCTACTTCTAAATCTATCTTGTCCTGTAATGCTTTCAGGTCAGCCTGTTTTTGTTTTTCAAGTTTGGCGTTGTTTAATGCTTCTAATTGAGAGTCAAATATTATTTGTTGATTAAGAAGGTATTTGTTCTTTTCCTCTTCGGTTATTTTTAACTTGTTAATTCTTTCTATCTCTTTTTCGTTTGCTATTTTTAATTCAGCAACAGCCCTATCATCAGCATTTTTAATAAGTTTGAGAGTTTGTTGTTGTTGGAAATCTAATGCTTCCTGTGCGTATTTTTGTTCTATAAGTTTTCTTTGACGTTCAGCCTCTTCATCAGCCATTTTTTTCAATTCGTTCTTTCTTGCTAAACTAACTTTCAAGTCCTCTATTTGGTTGTATTGAGCCGTCCTTGCGTATTCAATTGAGAGTAAGGACTTTTCCCTTTCGTCTTGAATTGAGTTAAGCCTATAACCTTTTTCTAAATCAAGTGCCGACTTTCTGGCATCGTTCTTTTCTTTTACACGAGCAAGGTATGCTTGGTGAGCCTCTTTTTGTGCTGCTTCGTCTTCTTTAACCATAGCCTTTTCTTGTTTGTTAAACATTCTTTTCTTTGCGGCAAGGTCAGTTTCTGTATTAGCCAGGTTGATTGTTGCTTGTTCTATTGCTTTTGTAGTTTCAAGGTTGTCTTCCCCCCTTGCTTTTTCAAGTGCCTGTTGGTCTTTTAACATTTTTAACCTTCTTTTGGCAAGTTCTACTTCTTTTTGAGCCAGACTTTCCTCTGACTTTTTAACATCAGCAAGAGCCTTTTGTCTTTCTTTCAGGGGGATATTAGCATCACTTAATTTTTCACGGGCTTCAGCGATTAACTTGTTTTGTTGTGCCCTTTCAACTGCGATGGCTCTTTCAGCATCTTCAATTTGGTCTAATTCTTCATTTAATCTTGCGGACTCTTTTGCTGCTGTTGCTGCGGCTTTTCCTGTATCCCCGAATAAACTTACTAAACCTGTAAAGGCATCAACAGCCGCTACACCGAACTCTACAACTACTCCTAATAGTTTTTGGACTAAACCTATAATCGGGTCAAGTAATCCTGACAATTGTGCGAAGGACTTATTAACCTTATCCATCATACCATCGTTCTTTTTGAGAGCGTCTGATAAAGCAACAAATACTAAACCGATTGCGGCAATAACAGCCCCTAATGGATTAGCCGCAAGTACCTTCATAGTTTGACCTAATCCCCCGAACGATTGAGCCACCTGACCTGTAATACCAGGCATCTCTTTTAATCTATCAGTAAGGGGGGTTGTTTTGTTCTTTGCGTCTTCAATAGCACCACTTGTATTTTTTAACTCTTTTTGGAGTTGTTTGTATTTGTCTGAACCTAAATTGGTTTTTTGTAGTTCTGATTGTAAAGATTGTTGCGACTTATTAAGGTCGTTGAAGGACTTTGCTGTTTTTTCAACAACATCACCACTTTCATTTACGACTTTAATTTTATATTCAATTGTTTTTGCCATCTAATTTAATATATGTTTTTTTACTTTATCTCATTTATATTGAGGGATACAGATAAGGAGCAGGTATACATGCGACTGATTGACCTGCTGTGGATATAAATGTTGAACTATTCGTAGCTGCGCTCCAAGTTAAACCATCATAAGAATAACCTAATGTTTTTGTTGATGGTGTTATTCCTTTACCAGCCGCAACAAATATATTTCCGTTCCAAGCAATATCTACAACCTCAACATCAAAAATAGTGTTTCCGTTTGTTGAACCAGTCCAACTTAAACCATCGTAAGATACTCCTATTTTATTTGTGGTTCCATCACCACCTGCGACAAATAAAGTCCCGTTCCAACAAATCGCATTACAACTCCTATCAAAAATAGTATTTCCGTTTGTTGAACCAGTCCAAGTTATACCATCATAAGATAAAATAACTTTATTTGTTGCTCCTATTACTGATACTGCGACCCATTTGGAGCCATTCCAACATACATCTTGTCCTTGTGTGTTAAATAAATTACTACCTGATGTTGATGCGCTCCAACTTAAACCATCATAAGAATAACCAACATAAACTAACCCACCAGCTCCAGTTGATACAAACATACTACCATTATAGGCAATAGTTGTAATTGAACCGCCGTGTGTTCCTGTTGTTGAACTCCAAGTTAAACCATTTGTGGAATAATAAACATCACCACTAACATTTGTTCCAACAACCCATATTGAACCATTCCAACAAATAGTATCTACTAAAGTGGGAACACCTGTAGTTCCGCTCCAACTTAAACCATCGTAAGAATAAGATAAAGTTGGTGATGTTCCACCACCAGCGAGCCATATTGAACCATTTGTTGCTATACTTTTAATTTGAGAACTTGGTAGTGTTCCAGTAACACCAGACCAAGTTATACCATTATTGGAATATGCCATTCTACTACCACCAGTTCCTCCAGCAACAAATAATGGTATTGGAGTTGAACTTGGTGTTATTGAAGGGGTTATTGTTGGTGTATTGGTTGGTGTGTAAGTTGGTGTCTGTGTGTTTGTAGGGGTCTGTGTCGGCGTCGGTGTAGGCAACGGACATGTTCCTATTAAAGTTATTATTAAGACAAA